GTATGGATTCATGCTCACTTCGGTGCCAATGACTTTGACGATATACTTAGCAAGCTTAGGTATATGATTATAGGTTGTGAGTGCCGTTGGATTGTTGTCGATCACTTGCACATGCTCTTGTCATCCTTAGTTTCTGGCGATGAACGTACCGGCATCGATAATATCATGATGCGGCTACGTAAACTCGTTGAAGAAACAGGGGTGGGAATGATTCTAGTGTCTCATCTAAGAAGGGTTGAGGGTAACAGAGGACATGAGAATGGTATAACTGTATCGCTAAACCATCTCAGAGGCTCTCAAAGTATTGCTCAACTAAGTGATTGTGTCATTGCACTTGAACGGGATCAGCAATCTGAAGACCCTCAAGAAGCTAACACAACACATCTTAGAGTTCTTAAGTCTAGGTATACTGGAGATGTCGGCATGGCTACACACTTGCTATACGATAAAGACACAGGTAGACTTAAAGAAGTAGAGCTAACAGTAGATGACTTCGAGGAAATAATATGACTTCCTATGTATTCGATATAGAAACAAATGGACTTGACCCTGATACAATATGGTGCATGTCTTTATTAGATGTAGACACAGAGGAGCAATTTAGTTATGGGCCTGACGATTTAGACAAAGCATTAGAGAGTTTACAAAATGCTGATAAGCTTATCGGACATAACATACTGGGGTTTGATATCCCTGTAATAAAAAACCTAACAGGCATTGATCTTTTCACTAAAAATATAGTAGACACTCTTGTCTTATCTAGGTTGTTCAACCCTGTAAGAGAAGGTAACCACGGCTTAGAGCGTTGGGGCTATCACTTAGGCTGTCCTAAAATAGACTTCCATGAATACGATAAGTACTCAACAGAGATGCTTAAGTATTGTGAACAGGATGTGTATCTTAATTACAGAGTCTACAAGGCTTTGAAAAAAGAAAGCGCAGGGTTCACGAAACAAAGCGTTGAACTTGAGCACGGCGTAGCCTTACTACTGAACAAGCAGAGGCAGCATGGGTTTCTTTTAGATCAAGAGAAGTGCGGCAGCTTGTTAGAAGAACTAAGCACACTGTCTTTAAATATAGAAGAAGATATTGTTAAGGCAATGGGTAAACCTGCGACAGCTTATGAGCTTCGTCCTAAGTATACACAGGCTGGTAAGCTGTCTAAGCTTGGTGCGATAGTCAACAGCAAAAAGTCTCAGAAGCTTACTGACGAACAGTTTGATTATTTCACAGCTAACAAAGACTCTTATCTAATTGTAAAGACAGAAGATGATTTTAATCTTAACTCTCGCAAGCAGATAGGTGAACGACTAATTAAACTAGGTTGGGTTCCTCAAAACTTTACACCTACAGGGCAACCCATAATAGATGAAGGTACTCTTAAAAAAATAAAAGACATACCTGAAGCATTGTTGATTGCAAATTACTTCATGTTGCAGAAAAGAATTTCTCAACTGCTATCGTGGTTCAAAGAACTTAATGAAGAGACAGGCAGAGTACATGGTTTTGTAAATCACAACGGTACTATAACAGGACGCATGACTCACCGTAGTCCTAACATGGCTCAGATACCCGGCTCTTCTTCAGAGTACGGTGCAGAGTGTAGGGCTTGTTGGACTGTACCTGAAGGCTATAAGCTGGTGGGTATTGATGCTTCTGGCTTGGAGTTACGGATGCTTGCACACTATATGAATGATAAGGACTATACTAATGAAGTCATTAACGGAGATATACACACCACTAATCAAAAACTTGCTGGACTTGAATCAAGATCTCAGGCTAAAACTTTCATCTATGCCTTCCTGTACGGAGCAGGAGATGCTAAGATTGGACAAGTGGCTAAAGGAACTAAAAAGGATGGATCAAGACTTAAGAAATCATTCCTCAATAATCTCCCACCACTTAAACATCTTAGAGATAGCGTTAAAAGAGAGGCGGCAAAAGGCTATGTCAAAGGATTAGATGGTCGTAAAGTATTTGTTAGGAGTGAACACGCTGCACTCAATACAAAACTACAAAGTGCTGGTGCAATTGTAATGAAACAAGCTCAAATTATCCTAGCAGATAAGATAAAAGACTTGGATGCTACGTTCGTTGCTAATGTACACGATGAGTGGCAGATAGAAGTTAGAGCAGATCAAGCTGAGACAGTTGGTAAACTAGGTGTGGAGGCTATTGTAGAAGCAGGGCTTCACTTTAATATGGACTGTCCTCTGGATGGTGAATATAATATAGGAGATAACTGGTATGAAACACATTAACCCTCAGACAGGCAGACCTTTTTATTACAAAGATAATCCAGAGGCTGTTAAGAAAAGAGATGAGCGGCGTATGTACTTGGACGGTAAGGAAGTTTCTAAAAGACATGCGCTACATAAACCCGGAAAGTATAACTCTTTTGAAGATGCGGCGTTCTCAAGTCTTGGTACATACGCTACTCGTAAGGAAGGTCATGTGTATATTATAAGTAACCCAGCTTGGGAAGGTTGGTATAAAGTTGGTAAGGCTGTTGATGCAGATGATCGTTGTAAGTCTTACAATACTAGCAGCCCTCTCAGAGATTATACTGTTGAGCATAGGGTGTATGTAAAGAATAGAGACAAGGCTGAGAAGCTTGCTCATACTTTAGCTATAAAAAAATCTAAGAATTATTCAAGCGAATGGTTCTTAATCTCTTTAAAAGATCTTAAAAATATATTAAACTCATTAGATTCCATTGAAAAAAAACAAGAGGAGAGTACCTGTGTCCAACAATCATTCAACTTCTAAGAAACTAGATACCCTAGTAGAAGACATATATAAAAGTTTAGAGCCTTTAAACAATAGGCAATCGCTGGAACTGTCAGATGAAAACATCGACAAGACTGTTGCAGATTTTAAAGAAGCTCTAATACACTGGGCAAGACCCTCAGGTCACAACAAGGAGTTTAGCATTAGGATGTCTAACATTGGCAAACCTGCTAGGCAGTTATGGTATGAAAAGAAAAATGCACAGGCTCCTTCCTTTCAACCTTCAAACCATATTAGGTTTTTGTACGGTCACATGCTAGAAGCGGTTGTACTAATGCTAGTAAGGATGGCTGGACACAAGGTAACTGATGAGCAGAAAGAAGTTGTTGTTGACGGCATTAAAGGACACATTGACTGTAAAATTAATGGCGAGGTTGTCGATATTAAAACAGCAGCACGTATAGGGTTTATGAAGTTTCAGTCAGGCGCTGTAGCCAATGACGATCCTTTTGGATACCTAGCTCAGTTAGCTTCTTATGAAGAGGCTGAAGGAACTGAGAACGGAGGCTTCTTAGTTATGTCTAAAGAGTCCGGGGAGCTGTGCCTATATCAACCAGAAGATTTGGAAAAGCCTAACATCTTAGTTACGATAGATAACTTAAAGAAAGACTTAGATAAGGCCGTTCCTCCTAAGCGATGCTACAACACTGTTCCTGAAGGAGCCAAAGGAAACATAGGTCTTTCTAAACCTTGTTCATACTGTAACTATAAGTTTGAATGTTATGCAGATGCTAATGATGGTAAAGGCTTACGCACTTTTAAATATGCTAACGGCTTTAAATACTTAACAGAAGTTAAACTGTTACCGAAGGTGCAAGAAGTATGAATGCTAAACTTATTAAAAAAATTAATCATAGGGCCGTTGAAATATTTATTGAGTGGCTACGTGATCAAATCTCAGAGAAAGAAGGGGCTAAGATTAACCGCAGTAACGTAAAAGATTTTATACCTAAGCAGCAATACTACTACAATAAAGGTTATAGGTTATCCGCAGCCTCTCCTAAAGGTATCCGTAAAAAAATTAAAAAGAAAATAAAAAGAGGCGCTGTCCTTTCCGACATGACTAAGGAGACAGTGCTTGACAGGCTATAGAAAACCTAGAGTCACGCGTCCTAATTTAAAATATAAAGGCTATGATTCTATATGGGAGGCTGTCTTACACGAATCAATATTAAAACATTGGGTACATCACGACGATAAGATACACTATATTATAAAGCATACTTATGAACCTGACTTTGTTAAAAAGATAGGAGCTAAGAAAATCTTATTAGAATCTAAAGGAAGGTTCTGGGATTTTGCAGAGTACAGTAAGTACATCTGGATAAAAAAAACTTTACCTGATAATATTGAACTGGTATTCTTATTTGCAAAACCTTCAGCACCTATGCCGGGAGCTAAGAGGCGCAAGGACGGTACTAAAAGATCTCATGCAGAGTGGGCAGAAGCCAACGGGTTCAGATGGTTTAGCGAAGACACGCTACCAGATTCTTGGATAGATGTTAAAGCTAGAGAGACTGAGGCATTTGCAAGAAGAAACGATAAGATAGGTGAATACAGTGAACCTTATACAAATTACGGAGAAGACTAAAGTGAAACGACATACTAAAGATAAACTTAATGAAGCTACTCCTAAAGATTGGGACGCTGTTAGGTGGTTGCAGGAAGATGATTCCAAAGAAGATTTAGTCAACAGCCCTGTACATTATAATAAAGGGGGTATAGAATGTATAACCGGAATACAGGCTATGTTAACAGACGAAGAGTTTATAGGTTACTTACGCGGGAACAGCTTGAAGTACCGATGGCGCTTTCCATACAAAAACGGAATAGAAGATTTAAAAAAAGCAGAATGGTACGAAAATAAACTGTTAGAGGTTTTAGAAGATAATGATAGATAAAAATTATCTGGACAGGAAAACTGAAAGGCGTGACAAGTACAATAAAAAGTACAAAGGAAAGGCTACGAAGTTTCAGAAGAATTTTAAAAACTTAAAGACTGAGGAGCTTAAACAGAAGGAAGCCCAAGAGGACATAGAAGATGCTGAAAAAAGATAGAGATCTTGAGATTTTTTGTGGTATGATGTATGCTGAATACTGTGATGAACACAAGACAGACAACAAACAAATGACATTTATAGAATACACAAAGTTAAACCACATGTTTTTAAAAGAGGAGTTTGAAAAAAAAGATGGATCAATATCAACAATACATTCACAAGAGTAGGTATGCACGTTACCTAGATGAAGAGCAGCGGCGAGAAGAGTGGGGAGAAACAATTAACCGTTACCTTGCTTTCTTTGTAGAACGTAATCAACTAGGTGCTTCAGAGGCTGAAAAGCTTTTTAATTCTATTGAAGCTCAAGAAGTAATGCCTTCTATGCGTTGTATGATGACAGCAGGGCCAGCTTTACACCGTGACAATGTTGCAGGATTTAACTGCTCTTACCTTCCTATCGACA